TGTTCCGGGAACCTCTTTCTGTCGCTCTATTGAATGCAGTGTCGGGTGTCTGTATCCACTAGTAATGACGAAAGGAAATCCACAGTATGCCCTTAACTCGTCTAACTTCTCTAGGAACTCCTGTTCCATGTTGTTGGTGCCTGTTTCCTGACAATCGAATTCTTCTCTGGTGAAATGCTTAAGAGTCATCTTCTACTATTTCCCCTTCAATTATATTAGGTGTTGACACTTCAGCAGTACCTACACCACTAATATTAATTTGTATAGCGTTTCTACCACCGGCTTTTACTACTTCTTTTTCAAAAGCACCTACAGGTAATATACGGTCCATCACAAGTTTCCAAGCAGCAGCTTGATTCTTGTGGTCATCGTCTAAAGCAGCATCAAAAATAGTCTCTAGTACCTTACGTGACTTCGGAGAAGCCAACATACGTGCCTTGTATTCGTTGATTATCGCTGCGTCACCCTTGGGTCGGCCTACTACACCCTTGTTTCCGGGCTTTACAGCGGCTACTTCTGACTTCCGGGGTCTGCCACGACCTCTTTTTTTAACAACGTCGGTCATAACATAAATTGTCCCTAAATACAACAATAGTATAACATAAGTTTACACAAAAGTCAAGCTATTTTAACTATAAATACAACAATAGTACTTTTAGTAGTGTAATCATAAGGTTATATAACTATTAATTATACTTAATTATTCTAATTTTGCCCTATTTTGTGCTTAGGTGGCTACAGCTATAGTCCTGACGTCCCTGGCCCCTCCCCCGGCCCAAGTTATCCACAGGTTTTCCACAACCCCCAGAGTTATCCACAGGTTGCACACAGGTTGGGGATATCCTGTGCATATCCTGTGGATAAACTTGAGCTGCTGTGCATAAGTTATCCACAGGTTGTACACAGGTTATCCACAGGAGCAACCAGAGTTATCCACAGGTTTATCCACATGGCCCCTGAAGCTCCAGAATCGCCGCCTAAGGGCCACTAATGCGGACCCATGTAAAACCATTGGGGAAACTTTATTCGAGTTTTTAAGTTTTAGGGGTTGAAATGTGTAAGCCTATGTAGTAGCCACAGGAGACAACTCAGGACCATTCGGAACCACTTGACCACAGCACCAATATTTAGTATTTAAGGGGTGTCGCCAGTGGCGGCCACTATATAACATTTTGGAATAAGGATAGAACGAAATGAACACACTAAGACTAATGGAACGAATTGAACGAAGGACTGAGGCCTTTCCCTTTGAGTGCGAGATTATTCGGGCTGACATCTCAGCGACCCGTGACGCGGCAATCATCACACTCAAGCGACTACATAGGCCTGAGGAACGGGCCTACTCGACCCACTATTACGCAGGGTGCAACGATGGGCTACATCATGGGCATTACGACATGGCCTACGGAACTGCAATGTCAGACCACACGGACCGCGCAATGCGTGAATGGGGGTAAACAATGCTTAAGCTAACGACAGTTCGAGAGGTGCCCTTCGGGGCCACTGTTCACCTAGTGCGGAGTGGTGAACCCACCAGCACCACCTATGTGCGGAGGGCCTACGATAGGTCCGACCGCACCTACGACCTAGATAGCTGGGACGATATCAATAAGCAGGTTTTTGCTAAGGGTAGTCGCCTAGTGTTCTGGGATACTGACATGCCATTAACAACAAACTGGGGCCACTACGGAGGGTTTTAACAATGGGACAGACAATCAAAATCAAAACTGAGGGTTACAACGGCCACCAGTCATGGGATCACTGGAACGTGTCCCTGTGGCTGTCTAATGATGAGTGGCTATACAAACAGTGCATGGAGATCCTCAAGAATCACCCGAACTTAAGCGAGGCCGCTGGTGTATTAATGTGGTTCTACGATCTGGAAGGAAAGACCACGCCGGATGGTGGTGAATTTAACCTATCGACAGTGACTGAGGCCCTTCGGGGCCTTTCGGAGGACTAATGCGCGAATCCAAACTATCTAACGAACTGGCATCCGAATTCGGGTGTCAGGTCTATTCACGGGCTGACTATGAGGACGATATGTCCTCTTTCGGCTTTTACTATGAATTGTTCGGATGTAATGCGTCCTTTGAGACCATTAAGGATTGGTTAAAGGAATGGCGCAGAGATCACCATGATTTCCGCTGTGGGTGTTCTCACGACTGCTGTGGGTGTTCATTCCTGCAGTTTGTAAACGTCATGCCTAAGTATTCAGGTGATGATAATGATGATTTCGTTATTCACGAGGAATGGGGGAGAAATTACTAATGAGAGAAACAGCGACTAAGATTACCAAAAATCAACAGGTGGCTTTATTACGCAAGTGGAAACAAAGCAACCAAGGGATGACCTACTTGCAGTTTAGGCGAGGCGCTATGCCTATGTTTCTTGATCCGGCAATAGTCGTTAAATGGTGTGACATCTATTTAGCTATCGAACCGGATGGCTATACCCACAGTTGATAAAGGGGAGGCCCTAGGTAATACTGGGGCCTCTGCTGTATCAATTGGAGAGTAAAAAAATGAACATTCCAAAACTAGAGCCTTGGTGCAATAGCTGGATAATAAGTTGTAAAGACACTGGAGAAGTTTTATTCGAAACTTACTCTATAGACGTGGTAAACAGAATCAGCCAAACGCGTTGTATAGTTAAAACAGCGTACAAGCACCTGACTGATTTAAATAAAACCTTAAGAGAGGAAAAAGAAAATGAAACTAACGCCAATCGGTAGCAACAAAACACAAGTCACCTTTGACCTGTCAAATGGTCCTATGGACATTCTGTTTAGTTATAAAACACCCGTGGCCGCTAAATTGCCCAATGGTCGTTTCTTGCGTACTAAGCAAAAATACTCAATTACCACCACTAAGCATATTAATCAGTGGTTAAGAGCAAACAACGCCGTAGACACTGAGGTAGTACCACAATCACGAATAGAGGAATTGGTCCAATGAATAACGAACCACAAGGCGCACCTGTAAACGAACGGCCAGTGTTACAAGCACTGGTTAACCTTGCACTGGCAGACACTGGCAATTCTGTCAGTGTTTCTATGGCTGGTGAGTATGACTACGAGGTTAAAAACTCTAATGATCCTCAAGAAATCCTAAGTAACATGGCCTTAGGTGACGATGATGAATTTTTTATAAAGGATTCAAACAATAATCAATTAGCTTGGTTTTTATTGATATATAACAACGGGTCCGATTATGATCCTATGGTAGTTATCAGTGATTATTCTGCTAATGACTACGCAGAGGGTATCTACAATACTTTAAATGAAAATTTTGGTGATGAGGACTACTAATGGAATCAATTGTTGACTACTACACTTCACGTACGATGAATGACGGAAAAGCCATAGTTTACTGTGGTTTTTCCTCTATCAATAACGCTTACCTTGTATGGCGTAATGATAACAATGTAAGTAATGATTTACTTATTCACAGTGAACACGATATGGCCTTAGAAGACTTTAATGACCGTATTGAGTTTGCACGTATGGCTGGAGTACTAGACTAATGAAAAAGAAAAGACATTTATACGGTGATTACCACATGACCTATGACCAGATTGCAGCTGTCCTAGGTTTAACAAGGGAAGAGGTGAGGGGTATCGAAAGATCCGCATTGAGAAAAATCAGGATTTATGGTACCCTTCAAAGGTTTGTTGGTGCTAAGGAGGACTAAATATGTCTACTGTTTTTGTATGTTGTTCCTGTGACGACCATATTAGAAATGAAAAAGAAGTATACTTTATAGAAACCTATGATGACTGGATGTGTATTTATTGTTATGAAAATTTAGATGAGGAGATCGACTAATGACTAAGGAAACTTGGGAAGTTTGGCACGATGATTATCAGGACTACATGGAAGGTGAAGGCCTATACGAGGACTCTGAGGTTGATGACTTAGAGGAGTGGAAAAAGGCTGAACAGATAGTTATTGACACAGTGATTAATAAACTTAAGGATGATTACTATGGTTGAACAGATGTTACCACCAGATCCTCAAGAGATGTTCACTGCAGAGGAGATTGATGAGTTTCTCTATATGACCTCTATGATTGAGGAGTACGAGGTGGAGATGTTTCGGTTGAAAGTAAAACAAAGAATAAAAACAATGGGCTTTCAAGAGATTGAGGAAAACTTCTTAGAAATCTACGGCCCTAACTGGAGGGAAAACCTGTGAGGTGTAAGGCTTGTAATAGAATTCTAGAGGATTTTGAACTAACTAAAAAGGATGCACATGGTAACTTTATTGATTTTTGCGGCTACTGCCTTAATTTTACTGTTAATTACGGGGGAATAGAGATTGAAGAGGAAGTAGATAACCTATATGGGTTATTGACAAATGACGATGATTCTGATACCCTCTTCTAAAGTAGTCTTAAGTAGTAACTATAGAAGTAAACTATTGTAATTAACCATAGTAGTTAACCATAATAGTTAACTACATTAGTAAACCTAAGGAGCAACTTAAGTATGGCAATCGACGAAAAGAGCATCTATGTGGTGGACGGAGGTGACTACTCCATCTACTGCCTAGGCTACACACAAGCCCGTACAGTGACCAATGACATCATGAGGCTTGACCCTTGGGGTGGTATACCCTTTGTGCTACGTAAAGACCTAGAGCTGTCACTGGACGACCGTGGTAACGTGGTTATGTCTAAGTCCACACTGGACAAGATCTTATTTTTAGCTAGTGATGAATTACCAGAGAGCGAGGGTGACGCATGAAACAACCAGAGAACAGCCACGCGAAGCACTTTGGCAACGACGGACCCATAGGCAATGACGCAGAGATCATTGTGTACTACGAACAACACGGACCGGCAGAGCCTGTCTTACGTATCCCCTTTTGGTACTACAAAGAGGAGTTAGGGATGTTTGAACACTTTGAGGCGTCAGTACACCGAACAGCCAAGGCACTCAAAGAGTCCTACACGTACTGGCCCGAAGGGTACGTTCATGTTCAAACCCTTATTAACGACGAATACGTCAACATGGTTTGATTGAGAGGCGTAAGTAGTGTATACTAATAGTATGTTCTGAAGAAAAGCAGAACGTAACCCAAAGCAACTAACGGAGACTATTCCATGACAAGTGTAATTGAAGGCATTGTAAACTTTAGCAACATCACCCAGCATGACGTGTTCAATGGGCAGGACACTGGTGCATTCTCAATGACAGTAACGCTGTCTGAGGACGACGCAACAACACTGGCCGCACAGGGTGTTAAGATTAAGGACTACCAAGGTGCAAAGCAGCGCAAGTTCAAGTCCAAGTACGACATCAAGACCTTTGACGCAGAAGGTAATCGCTACAATGGTGAGGTTCCTTATAACTCAAAGGTTCGCTTGAAGTTTAAACTAGGTAATGCACACCCAGTACACGGTGTAGCTACTTATCTCGAGGCCATCAAGGTTCTTGAGGAAGCGGAGATGTTAGAGTCAGAATCTGCTGACTTTTAATGGCTAATTTTCTTAGACATGAAGGGTGTCCGAAGTGTGGTTCTTCGGATGCCCTTGCTATTTACGATGACGGTTCTACATATTGTTTTAATTCCGTCTGTGACTATCGCACAAGAGGTGACGGTTCTGTGTCTACTGAAACACTGCCAAAAGCAAAACCCCTTAATATGGCTGGGGTGGTAGCTTCGATACCTAATCGCCGTATATCCCAAGAAACCTGTTCCAAGTACGGTGTAACTGTTGAATACTCCGGTACAGGCGAAATCATTAAACACTTCTACCCTTACTATAGTACGGACACTAACGAGATATGTGCCGCAAAGGTGCGTGAGGTTAAAACTAAAAGTTTTTACTCAACAGGGGACAGCAAGTCCGCTGGTTTCTTTGGTCAACAGAAATGTATTGGTGGTAAGTTTATAACTATTACTGAAGGTGAACTGGACGCCTTGTCTGTTTACGAAATGTTTAATAAACAGTACGACGTTGTGTCACTTCGGTCAGGCGCTAGTAATGCCAGTAAAGAGATTAAAGAACAGCTTGAGTGGTTAGAGGAGTACGACAACGTAGTCCTTTGTTTTGACAATGATAAGGCAGGTGACGCTGCTCTGGAGCAAGTTAAAGACCTCTTTAGCCCTAACAAATTAAAGATATGTAAATTACCCCTGAAGGACGCCAGTGACATGCTAATGGCTAACAGGGTTAAGGACTTTACTCAATCATGGTGGAATGCCAAAGTGTACAGGCCTGACGGCATTGTCGCAGGGGCAGACACATGGGAAGCGTTAGTAGAAAAGCGACAGGTAAAATCAATCCCTTATCCTTGGGAAGGCCTTAATGATATAACTAGGGGGCATAGGCCGTATGAACTCGTTACGATCACCAGCGGTAGTGGTATGGGCAAGTCACAGTTCATCAGAGAAATTGAGTATGACCTTTTACAGCGATGTGAAGGAAATATTGGGGTGCTGGCCCTCGAAGAAGACGTGGCCCGAACAAGTCTTGGTATCATGTCGGTGGCGGCAAACAGGCCCTTACACTTGGAAGAGGACACGCCTGTGGACCAGCTTCGGCCCTACTGGGAAGCCACACTGGGAACAGGACGTTACTACCTATTCGACCATTGGGGGTCAACTTCAACAGATAACCTCCTCGCCCGTGTTCGCTACATGGCAAAAGCCTTGGACTGCCGGTATGTCGTACTGGACCACCTGTCCATCGTCGTCAGTTCCCAAGAGTCCGGAGACGAACGAAAAGCCATTGATGAAATAATGACTAAGCTGCGTACGCTTGTGGCAGAGACAGGCATTAGCTTATTCCTAGTCTCACACCTCAAACGATCCCAAGGTAAGGCACACGAGGACGGTGCTCAGATATCCTTGGGTGAACTACGAGGTTCACAGGCAATCGCACAACTGTCAGACATAGTAATAGGCATGGAACGTGACCAGCAAAACGGTAATGAGGAGATAAGGAACACGACTACTGTTCGAGTCCTGAAGAATCGTTACACTGGTGAGACAGGCCCAGCGTGTTACCTACAGTACGACAGGACCACTGGTAGAATGCAAGAAGTAGCTAACCCTGAGATAGGAGCAGACTTTTGATCTACCTTGACCTTGAGGCCAACGGCTTAACTCCAGACACCATCTGGTGCGTCGTTACACGGGAAAATGGTGTAAGTACTGTACACACTACCCGTGACACCCTCTGTAAGGCTCTAGAATGCTCTGTAAGCGTCTGTGGACATAATCTGATAGGTTATGACCTCCCAGTGCTAAAACGTCTCTGGGGGCTTTCTGTGGCTCCTGAGCGTATAGTCGATACTCTGGTGTTGTCGCGTTTGTTTGACCCAAGCAAGTCCGGTGGACACTCTTTGCGCAACTGGGGCAACGAACTAGGCTTTCCAAAAGGTGACCATAATGACTGGTCTTGTCTGTCTCCTGAGATGATTGATTATTGT